CTTGCATTTAGTGGGCTTGATTTTACTGAACCAATGGATGAATTTAGAGATTTATATAAACCTATTATTGCAAAAATGGCAGACTGGGAAAAAGAAAAATTTGATGAGTTAGTTCAGCTACAGAAAGAAACATATTTAGATTCACAGGAGGCATATAGAAAATACAGAGGTACTCCGGGGGAAGTAGATGCCCGTAATGTACAAAAAAGATTTTTAAATCCTGAGTTACAGTTAACTACATTACCAAGTAAGACAGCCGATACAGAAAAACTTTTTGGCTTGGTGGATAAAAGAGGTGATAAAGTTTCTAGTGTTTCAGAGACAATCCCTGTCTTTCCTAAACCAGAAAGAATGTTCCCGGAAGGTGAAAGACCTAAAGGTGGCAAGTATTTAAATCCTATTACTGGTGATGATCTTACTGGCATGAATGTACCTAGTGCTAATATAAAAATAAACCCTGATGGCAGACCTTCTTTTACCGTGACTAATCAAAACGTAGATTCAGTAGGTACTATAGGTAAGGGGAATACACAAATTAAAACAAATCTGTTTAAGAGTAAGGCAGGGTGGAAGTGGAAAGAATCTAGTGTAGACACAGACAATATTAATACAGTTATTTCTGTTACACACAAAGGTAAACATTACTACACGCTAGAGACAGATTTTTCTAAAGGTGTTACACTAAAAAATTATCCAGAATCTAAGACAGAACCGAAGCTGCGTCCTACAGTACAAGGACAAGTAAAAATAGGTAATAGGATTGGTACGATTAATGTACGAGGTGTAGAGCATCCTGTGTACGATAAAGTTGTGACATTTGCCAAAGGTGGTTTAATGACAAGACGATGATACGAGTAAGGGGGCAATTAAGCCCCCTCTTTTGTGTCTAACGATTGTCTCCATCACCGCTAATCTTACCCCTGTCTTTCCTCCCCTGCAACTTACTCAAGTTAGCTGCTGCAAGTGCCGACAACTCAAAGCCTAAGTCATTGGCTAGTGCCGCACAGTACCATAGTACATCCCCAATCTCTGCAGCAATCTCCAACTTCTTAACCTCAAATGATTCACGGTCAGCACCGTCACGAATGAACTTCTTGACCTTGTTAGCTACCTCACCAGCCTCACCAGCCAGCCCTAAAGCTGGGTAGGTGATTGCGTGTGTCTTAGGATAGATGGCAAACTCAGCGGCCTTCTCTTGGTATTCTTGTAGTTTCATATCTTTGTTCCTCTCTTTCATCCAGTTGTTAGCTTCTTGCTCTAGCTTGTTCATTGTGTTGTACCTTCTTTAGATTAGCGTAGTAAGCATCGTTATAACCACGCTCCCATTCACGGTGCTGCATGGTGTTTGTGTCCATGTTACTATCACGTGCAAATAGTTTACCTTTCCTTCCTGTTGTGTGGCCCTTGACAAAGGCGTCATAGCCCCACTGGTATTGAATCCTTAATGGGGCATCGTACTTACCTAAACCATTACGCCTCATGCATATTCTCCTTTATCTTGTAGTTAAAAAGTTTAATGGTTGTTAGTTTATCAATCTTAAACCATTCACCACGCCGTTCACTAGAGAAGTGTTCAAAGGTACGGTGCATCTCTCGTTCCATGCTGTGCCGATTGTCTGTAGCCATACGTGCCACAACAACGTAGTCGCGGAAGGGTGATGATGTCTGGTATCCCTTACACCTGTCATCTGCATCCACTGCCTTGCCTACCTTAACCCAATCAGGCCACGCTGTATTCATTACGGCATACACTTCACCTTCAGCTACGCTTTCAATCTTGTTGTGTGACCAAGCATCGTCTAGTGATTTGTAACGACCCGGTTTGTGTAGTGGGTGAGAACTGGGTATGTACTTACCGTTAACAAACATCCTACTGGTGTTCTTGGCAGCATGAGTGGACACCCTTTGTCTGTACCCACTTGGGCTTTTGTACCACCACTCACCATCCTCGAACACTGGCTTACTCCTAGTGTACGTAGTTGCATTCTCTTTATTGGCCTTGAACTGATCCATTAACATTACTTACCTCCTTTGCGAGAGCCTCGCTGTTTCTCTTGTTGCATTGTATATACTAGGTGGTTAATCTCATCACGCATGATACCAATATCCTTTAGCTGTTTATCTGTCAACGAGTTTAACTCACGTATAATAGCACGTGTTTTTCGCCAATCAACTAGATATCGAAAGAATCGTACTAGCATTGTCTCCATAATCATTCGTTTCATTCGTCTTTCTCCTTCTCTACAGATGCAATCAGTGCCTTGCTAAAAGCGTCCTCTGCTGCAACAAGCTGGTCAAGGCTGAATCGTGCTTCTGTGATGCGGCCTTTCAAGTTACGTACCTGATTTACAAAGTATTTAGACTGCTCATCAAGGTCAGCAAAGTCATACTCAGTTTCGTTAATCGTGATTTTGTTTTGCTCTGTCATTATCTTTCTCCTTCTCTTTCAGTTTCATCCACTCGTTATAGCTGGGGTGGTTGCGAGGTGGGTTATGTTGTACCCACCCCTCACCTTGTTTCCAGACTAGTTTAGAGTTTACTTGTGTCTTCGTTGAATGTACCATCAGGCACTGCCTTCTCTAGTGTATCCATATTACTAGAATCAATCTCTCCATTAACATTGATAGCACCACCATGCCAATCATTCTTTGAGATTGTTAAATCAGAACAGTACGCATACAGAGAACTGAATGCTGCTGCCGCTGCTGCTACATCTTTTGTGTACGTATCAAACTTAATCTTCATCTTTGTTTTCTCCTTCCTTATGGCGGTCCATCGCCTTTTCAATTAGGGATATAAACCCCTCACTAATCAGTGCTTTTGTGGCTTCGTCATCACAGTCAAACACGATGGTTGCTGAACCATCTTCGTGTTCCATGACTTCCTGTATATCAATCTTTCCTAGCATTGTCAATATCCTTTTCAATCCAGTGCCTACACCAGAATTGTTCTCCACACTTTTCAATCTCTTCTTTGGGATAGCCTTCTTGTACAAACCATTCCATGAGATTAAAGGTTTCTTTCAATCCATAATCATCACCGCCATAAAACATCACTGCTTCTTGTGGCAATTCTTTTGGGAAGCCATACTTCCACCCGCTTGGTGGGTCAATCATATATCGCATGTCTAACTCCTTTCGTAAAGTGCATAGGTGGGAGTTGGTGGCTATTTTCCTCTACAGGCATCCATAGTCTGACTACGGCTATCCAGTGCCACCCAACTGGAAACTTTATGCTGCTGTCAAGTCAACCACCTCACAAACTCCAGCAGTACAAGCCAACTCACGTCCACCTGATGTAGTGTCTTCCTTCTCAAACTCCTGCAGTTGTGACCAGTTTACACTNTNTGGCATCTTTGTCAACATCTCATTGTANTCATCTTCATTACAATCTTGATAAGGTGCTTGTGCATANGTGTGGTCACTGAATGGTAGGAAGCTGATGCCTGACACTTCATCGAAGTGTTNATATACCCATGCACCTACGTCCATCCACTCAGTCTCTTTGACAGAGATGGTCACTGATGGCTTATGTTCACACCAGTAACGCTGATACATCAGCCACAAATCAAGCTGCTCTATTGCAGTCATAGCAGTACGAGTGACTGCCCCCTTGGGTGACTTCATAGGGAAGCTGAACACTGTAGTAGAGTCAGGCTTCATTACGTCAGGCTCTGCTGGGATACCTTCAGACATCAGGAACTGTGTCAGTGGGTCTTTGTTATCTCCACGTACAGTACGGATGTAGTATGGGTTATGCCTTGCATGAATACCAGACGCACTGTCCACTAGCTGTGACACTGTACCAGATGGTTTGACACAGGTGATTGCAGTTGACTGTGGGATACCAAGCTGTTGTGCCATAGCCGCATTAGTCTCTACTGCTGTGTCACGCAAACTCTCNAATGTCTGCCCAATGTTCTTACCAAGGTGTGATGATGTNCCACTGAGCAAGTCACTGTCCATGATACCTGTTAGTGATACGCCCAACAACCGTTCTTCCTCTGTGTTCTTCTGCCAAATCTTACGCAGATACTTGAAGTCAGTCAGTGTTGATTGGAATGTACCAAGGATTGTAGCCAAGCGTACCTTCTCTCGTAGTGTTTGCTGCGTGTCATTAGCACGTGCTACAACCTCAGACAGATTACAGAACTGATATGGACGCAAGATAATTTCACTGCAAGGGTTGCAACCGAAATCATGTTCCACATCACGCCGNCCATTCTTAGCGGCCTGTGTTTTTGCAGCCTGACGNTTGAAGATACCACGCTCACCTGACTTACTCTCGTACAGTGACACCCATTCACGCATGAATGTACCCATCTCAGGCTTAGTCTTGTACGCTACAGAGTTGTTAGCCAACGCACGTTGCCCTTCATTCTCCCACCACATACCTGACTTAGCGTGTGCCATCTGGTCATCATTAAGATTAGACAATGAAATCAATGCACTACGGCGTACACCACCGACTACAACAACCTCACCAATCTTACACATGATGTCGTGGCATTCGATAGGGAATAGCCTACGTCCTTTTGCTGCCTTGAACTTGTCAATGACGAAGCGGAACAAGTCTTCCAGAGGTGCTGGACCACTGGCACGACCACCGAATGTCTTTAGACGCTCACCTGCTGGGCGTACTTCTGATGTATCCCACTTAGGTATCTGTCCTGCATACAGCAACGACACAAGTTCACGTAGAGACTTAGCCCAGCCCGGACGACTATCGCCAACCTTAATCACTGTGTCTGTCTCATGCATGTCCTCATTAACCATAGGCAACTTCTCAACGCAGTGTCGCTCCACAGAGAAGCCTACNCCTGTGCCACACATCAAGATGTACATAGTCTCATCGAATGCTCTAGGGCTATCCACAGGGACGTATGANCAGTTGTATGCACCTACGTGGCANCGGTCTAGNGCAGGGCCAGATGTCATCAAGGCTCTCATGCTAGGCATGATGTCCTGATTGAGTACTGCTTGCTCTAGTTCACCACGTAATTCATCCGACAATACGTACTTGCAGGATTCCTTGAGGTGGTTAGTCATGTAATCAAAGTATCGTTCTACTGTCTCACCCCATGTCTCACGGCGTTGTTCGTCTTCTTTCCATCGTGCATACCGTGATAGCGCGATGAAGTTTTGATAGTCTGTTGGTAATGTATTACTAATCATATCTTACTCCGTTATAGTTCGCATTGTTTTAATGTCAGCACCGTCTACATCATAGAAGTATTCACGGATACCGTCCTCAATTTCTTCCCCAACCTGCCCATCTGCAGGTATGGGGTACTCGTCTTCGTCAATGTCAATGGTCAGAAATACTTTAACTCGTGCCATCTGCCATAACCTCTTCGATTAACTTATCCAGATACCATCTGGCTTTCTCTAAGTCCTCTAGTGGTTTGTCCTTGTAGTCAAACCGCCATAGGTACTTCATAATGTTACCCTGTAGGTAATACTTAAACCCCTCGTTAGTGGCAGCAGAGATGGCATGAATACACTCAATCCCTGTCTGGTTGTAATGGGGTGGGCTGTTTACCATGTCAATCTCTGCCGCCGCTTGCTTCATAAACTGTTCGTGTCTCATGCATTACCTCCTGTCTTACTGTTGAAGTTAAGGTGTACTATGTTACCGTCATAGGTCTTCTCTACACCACATTCTTCCTCTAGTTCTACATCAATACCTGTATCGTTGTCAATAACTTTCATTACGTATTCATGTACTAATTCTCTGAGGCTTTCTTCTTGTTCCATTAGTGGAACGGTAGCACACATCATCTTAACAAAGTGCATAACTTGGTCAAAGTCTTCATCGTCTAGTGGGTTCTTTTCAAATGCCATAATGGATATGTCAATCTCCCCACTCCAACTGCCCATGTCGTCAGCAAATGGCCTTACTCGTATCAGGAAGTCTTCCTCTTCCAATGAATCTATAATCTGTTGCTTGTTCATATTATCTCCTTTTTACTTTCTTGCCGCTAAACTCTATGAAAGAGCCGTGCGTATTTTTACCTTTTTCTTTTAACCAATCTTCGGGGATAATACGATCATAGTATCTAAAGCCATGCTTTATACACCAATCTGCATACGAACCTTTAGCACCCTTGCTGGTCTTGCTCTTGCTGTTTGTGAAGACAAATCTAATATCTAACTTAGGGTGTTGCTTTTTAATTGCCAGATGCTTACGTCTATCTGCTGCCATAAATCTACCCTTAGTCTCGATAATAATACCATTGTCTAACACAAAGTCAGGAGTATAGGTACGGTAGGCTAGGTCTTCCCATTCAATCTTCATCTTCTCGTATTCGTAACCTACGTCACGTTCATCCAAGTAGACAGAGAGTTTGTGTTCTAACCCGCTACGATACCCATACTTCTTAGCTGCCCTAGTCGCTTTATGGAACAACGACATCTCCTATATAGGATGTAATCGGTGGAACCTTTGCTTTGGACATTACTGCTGGGCGTTCTGTCAAATCATCCCAACAATCAAAACGATAAGCGCAAAACTTACACCCCGCATTAAGTACTTTGTTACCTGTCTCCTTACCTCTAAACTTCTCTGGTACTGGTTGAAAACACTTTTCAAATTTATTCTCCTCTACTGTGTCTGCTGTGTGTTGTAGTTTAGCAACTTCCGTGTCTAAGTCAAGGCCAGATGCAGGTACGTACTTAAACTGACCGTTGGCCTTGTTCACTACCCACCAGCCACCCACATCTTTGCCAGATGCTTTAGCGTAGCCAGCAAGCTGACCCACATAACCAAAGCTATCGCCTGACGCAAGTGTGTCGTATGACTCGAACTTGTTGGTGTACGACCAGTTAGACGCGGATTTTACGTCATCAACAGCACCATTAATAACAATATCATATGTTCCATTAACGGTAGTGTTATCCAACTCCAAAGAAACGTGTTCAGGCTCTTCATATCGTACTCCTGCAGATTTTAATAGACCCTTGAATACTGCCTCCACAATATCGCCAAGCATCATGTTCATTATGAATGTAGTCGGTAGTGGCAATGCCACCTCTGGCTTGTTCTTTTCGTACCAGAGTTGGCAAGTGGGACGACCTATGTTGGACATTCGCAACTTAAAGTCGCCCCTCTTTTTACCACTGCCGAACTGTCGATGTAATGCATCAGCTACGTCATTGGAGACTTGTTCAATCACCTCCTCTGACATTTCGGTTTTGCCTTTGACAGCATCTTCCATGTACTGATGCAATGCTAGTTCAGCAGGATGATGCATTAGGCTACATCCTCTTCATCAATCTCAACATCAACAATATCATCAACTACACTAATGTCATCGTCTTCCATATGTGCATTAGCTTTTTCTGTCCACTGGTTGATGATGTAGTTATTGTAGTTATCAATCCAAGACGAGAAGTCAGCAAACAATCCCTGATCGTCCTGCGTAATCTCGACAGATTTAGTCAAGTCAAGCGATGAGATAGGTACATAGTACTTAGCACCTGTTGGAATTGTACGCTCCTCTGTAGAGGCTGTGATGATATGCTGAATAGGCAAGCGTTGCATCTTAGCCAACTTAACGAAGTTGCTACCAATCTCCTTGAAGGCTTCACGATTGTCAATCTCCCAAATGAACGAGGATGTGATAGGCTCTACAGCCTCCCCCTTGTCGTTGGTAGGATTAATCATCTCAACCTCGCCGAAGACAGCACGTACACGCTTGATAGACTTTAGCAAGTCTTGCGTATCTTTAGGTAGTGCTTTCCAATCTTTGATGAAGCCAGAAGGTTTACCGCAGTTAAAACCTCCAGCATTATCCTTTAGGTCAATGTCAAGTGTATCAGCCATGATACTCTTTACATATGTTCCGGGCTTCTTTGCGTCACCCTGAATGTAACGCTTGTGCATGAAGCGTTGTAGGAATGGACGCATCTTGATGCTAGTAGCGTAGATAGGTTCCTTGTCCGGGATTTCCAGCTTGTAGTTACCGCCCTCTACTACTTCGATATTCATCATCTTGCCGTTGACTTCTGCCTCGCCCATGATTGGGGCATGGCTGATCTTCAAGCGAGGTAATGTACTAGAAGAAGTACCAGTTTTCTCGTGTGCAATACCCATTGCTTTAGCCATAGCTGCGAAGTCGTTTGTGTCTATTGTAGTCAATTGTGTCATATTTTTCTCCTATGTTTTTTCAGAATAGTCCGTAGTTATATCACGCTACGTCCTTAACGTCAAGCCAATTGTTACCTATTTTTGATTCTAATAGTAGAGGCACATTAAAGTCTATACCCCACCTAGTTGCTATCAAGTTAGGTAACTCTCTGTTAGTCTCGTTGATTACTTCTATGACAGCTTTCTCCTCGTCTGGGTGAACATCAATCACAATCGAATCATGTACACTGTTTACCACACAGGATTGCATGCTGTCAAGTAGCATATCAATATGCAGTAATGCCAAAGGGACTATGTCCCCTGTAGCAAACCCCTGCACAGGGTAGTTCTTTATCTGTGTAAAGTAGGACACTCTGCCACTAGCTTTACGTACCACATCAGGGAAAGAGTATTCCCGACCTGATGGGGCTGTTATTTTCTGCGTTTCTATAGCTTCTTTAGCCAATCGGGAATGCCAAGCGGCAACCCCCTTGTACTTCTCGTTGAAGTGTTCATAGTACGCTGCTTCCGCTTTTGTTCTTCCATAGCCTGTCGCTCCATATAACGGCGCGAATGTATGCGCCTTCGCATCCTGTCTGCTCGTAGGCTGACCAGCATCGGTAATAACTTTAGCGGTGTATGCATGTACATCAAATCCAGTAGATACTTCTTCAATTGCTACCTCGTCTTGTGATAAAAATGCGGCGGCACGAAACTCTAGCTGTGCAAAGTCAGCCTCAAGTACCTTACCCCCATCGAATCGTGACACAAATACTTTCTTTACAGGAAACGTGCCGCCACGTGGCATGTTCTGCATGTTAGGGTTAGCACCCGACAGACGACCTGTCGATGTGCGGTGTTGTAGTAGGCTAACGTGAAGCATACTTGTACCTTCTTTGGTGTAGTTCCTGATACCGTCAACGAAGGATGACAGGTATGTGTCAACTGCACTTAGTCGGCGTACCTTAGATAAGAAGTCCACAGCATCATCCATGCCCTTAGACTTAGCACCAGCCTCAAGTAACTGAAGATTACCCTTGCTTGTACTGAAACCATTAGCACTGGCCCACTTAGCTGTAGGTGGTCTGAACTTGAAGCCAGCCTGTTTGTCTGTAGGTATGAACAGAAAGCCAGATGTCATACAGTCAGGACACTTACTAGGCTTGGCAAACGGCTGACCGTTCTTCTTTGTCTTACGTATATAGCCGCTACCATTACAGGTACTGCACTGTACTGCATTAGTACGGTATAGACGCTGGGTGCGTGTGTTTACAAGATGACGAAACTCATCGTCAGGCATGTATGGATCAATCATAGAAGCCCAATCAGCCTTGTCTGTAACCTTACGACCNTAGATAACCCAAGACAATTGCTCTGGGCTGTTGAGGTTGATAGGTGTGTCACCCATTACCTTACGNACATGAACTTGCAAGTCGTCAATAAGTTGACACTTCTCCTGTTCAAATTCTTGACGCACCTCCTCTAGCTTAGACAGATCAACAGCAAAGCCACGCTGGTAGATACGAGCCAGTGTTACAGCAAGCTGGTTAGTCAGCGTAACTGTGTTCATAAGACCCNCATCTGCTTCGCTGTTTAGCCGTAGCATCAGCTTGTCAGACAACTGCTGTGTAGCANGTAAGTCTGCCTTGAGGTACTCAGACAACTCATCGTGTGGTATGTCACGAGTAGAGTAACCCTTCTTGAAGTACTCCTTGAGTGTGTCTTGCTTCTTGGTATCTAAGTTATACCTTTCAGCACAAGCCTGTAGTGATAGCGGCTCCTTCTGCCCACGCTGTAGCACATACTCTGCAAGCATCGTGTCGAAGACAGGGCCATCATACTTGAAGCCTGACTCCCATAGCCACAGCAAATCGTATGCGGCGTTGTGACAGATAAGGACAGTAGCCTCATCCAATGATGATTGCACTACCTCAAACGCATCAGACTCTTGTTCAAACTCTGAATGGTCAAAGGTAACTACCGTACCTGCACCTGTGTCTGTCAGCATCCCAACCATAACCAGTGTATTCTCTGGCTCGAATGGATCAAGATGTAACTTACCGTTACGTTCTGTTGTTGTGTTTTCTACATCTAATGTTAGTTTCATACTGTATACCTCGCTGTTTGATATTCTAAGTTACAGTGTATGTCGCCATGCCAACCTGTCAACTTATTTTTTACTATGTTCAGATGACGCTGTGTGTCTTCCTCGTCCCGCCCCTGAACTGGTGGATTCTTAGCAATCAGCACCATAAGATCAGCCTCTGCCGCCTTACCAGTACGACTACCTTCCATCATACTTTGGTTAAGTATGACCTTGCCCTCTGCTTCTGCTGACAACTGTGACATATAGAAGACAGCACACTCATGCTGTTTAGCTATCTGTCTAGCATGAATAGCGTTAGCCTTCAGAGCCTCGTCAGGGCGAGAGAAGCCGCCTGTCTTAGCGAACTTGTCACCCATGTCTAGCAGTACCACATCAGGCTTGTATGCCTTACAGATGGATTCCACCCAATTCATGTCACGGCCTGTTGCATCCTTGATCTTGATACGTTCCTTTACAGGTGCGTATAAGTCACGAGCCTTTGAAGGGTTAGCCTTAATCTCTTGCATAGTCATGCCTGTAGCGGCAGTGAGGTATCTAGCACCNACACGGTGNTATCCTTCCTCGTTACACAAGATGATGCAGTTAGCACCCTGATGTGCAAAGCCNCCCGGTGCGGCAATGATGCTGGCGTGGAAAGATGTCTTGCCAGTGTTAGGTCTAGCACCAACCTCAATCAAGTGACCAGCGTTAACACCTTCTACCTTGCGTGTAAGACTAGAGATATTGAATGTCCAACGCGCCTCAAGGTCATTACGAGCAAGCAGTGTTTCGATGTCGATGTCATCCCATTCAATCTTTAGATTAGGTGTGAAGTCATCACCATACTGCTCAAGCATCTGACGTAGCGGCTCAAGACTAGACTTGTCACCATTGACATAATCAAATCCTAGATTAGCAATGTCCTCACCGATAACCTGCTGGAATAGTTTAGATAGCACCTCTTGTGCTACGTCACCACCCATAGGGGCTTCACGTTTGATACTGCTAAATAAAGCAGAGTATGCTGTCTTCTGTGCAGTGGTGAGTGTCGGGTTGTTAGCCATGAACAACGCCTCAATCTCATCAGGTGTCACAGTACGCTCGTACCGATCCATAGCTGTGTCAATAGACTGCTTGATCTTACGAACATCTTTACTGAATAGTCGGTCAGGACAACGTGAACCACGATGTTCATCGTAAAACTCCTTGTCCATTAGGCTTCTGATTAATGATAATTCCATATGGTTATTCTCCTATCTGTTTGCGGATAGCGTCTAGCTTATCCATGTCTGTCGGGTTTCTATATTTTATATCGTCATCCAACCTTAATACACGAACATCCGAAACGTGTCCACGTAATTCTTTAGCCATCTGAAGCGTCTTGGGTAGAGCATCGGGGTCTAACGCTATGACTGCTGTTGAGAACTGTGCAAGATACCTCTTATGCGTATCAGATAACGATGTACCCAATAGCGCAACCCCGACAAAGGAACCGTAACCAACAACGGCTGCACTCACACAGTCCTCAACAACTACGGCGACTTTACCACAACCTGATGTGTATGGCAAGCCACTATTTCCATATCTTTTCCACTTGGGTATTCTTTTCCCTAGTGATCTACCTGTAGCATCAACCATCTTACCGTCATGTATGACAGGAAAAACTACACGGTCTTCTTTGACATCGTAGTGCAGACCCAGTGCGTCAGCATCTAAGCCCCATCTATCGCACCACCTGTCCATGTACAGGCCACCGCTACGAGGTAAGATGTACTTGGGTAGGTCAAAGGCTTCTAGTGGTGCTTCTGTGCTACCCTTAAAGCCTTTCTTGATATCATCTACGGTAAGATGTACGCGAGTACCGCCACTTGCACTGCAACCTACTTTGTAGCAGTTCCATACAAGACTACCCATATTGTTAGTCACGGTGAATGTCTTGTACCCTTTACATTCGGGACAGTTCATACGTTTAGTCTCGCCATTAGCTACATCAAAGTCACTTGCATGTATCATATATATATGTCCTTTCTATATGTATAATAATATATATATTATAATAGTTCGTTGCGGCAGTTGAATGCTTATATCATGCATTCTTTCGTGCTGTCAATGCATTATTTGCAGATGCATACGTATTTTTTAGGTACGGTTTAACTGATTGTGGGTTAGCATGTCCTGTAACCGACATGATTTGTCCCATACCTACCCCTGCATCCACCATCTCTGTCACCCCAGTGCGGCGCAGGTCAGAGAGACGTAGTTCTTTTGGTAGTCCTGCGGCATCCATCAACTTACGAGCGTGTAGCGGTAGCTTATACATTGTATAGGGACGGTATGTACCTCTATACGGTTCAGGTCTAGGCGCAACGAAAGACTGAAAGCCGAAGTGTTGCTCCTGTTCTACCAACATATCATACAAATCATCGTCAACAGGCAATTCTACTTGCGCATTACGTTTGGATTGCTGTATGATGACACGTTTTTGTTCAAAGTTAATAGCATCCCATGTGAGCAAGCGCATATCACCTACACGCTGACACCATGCGTATGCCATGTGTGCAATAAGACCTATATTGCGGGTGCTAAAATCGCTGTAGGCGGCGTCTAATAGCTTTCTGACACTTTCCCTACTCCAAACAACCTTGCGGGACTGTGTGGCTCTCCTACGAATGCCCAAGAAGGGGTTTTTAGTGCAATGTTCCATACGCATGGCGTATTTATATAGTATGTTGACGACAGCAAGGAAGTGATTTGCGGTAGTAATACCGCGATCACACCAAAGGTCATAGGCCAACGTAGCTTGCTTGGTGGGCAGCTTAGTGCCATCCACCCTGCCAAGCACTACACCATCTACTGATGTAGCTAGCGCATTGCCAAGACAGTATTTATAGTGTGCCTTAGTTTCTTGGCGTAAGTTCTTGAAATCATGGGACAAATAGTATTCATCCGCTATTTGATGTAGTTTCATTATGCCGCTACCTCAAGTGATTTGAACACAGGGCTGTCAACCCAGCCAGCTACCTCAACCTCACGCATGAACAGTGACTTAGGTTGTGTGTCACTACCTGTGTTACGCTGTAGGAAACCGTTACGTTCATCTGCATATGTCGCATAGTTGGTGAAGGCAGAGTAAAGTGACCACAGATTGCGTCCACGAGTGCTTACCTCTTGATTATACAGCGTGTACATCTTCTCTGCTTTGCTTTTAGACGGTAGCATTTTCTCTAATTCCTCTTTGACATTGGTAGTGACTAGGCTTGTGTTGGCCCAGCGTTGCAATGATTCTGTGGTTTTCTCGAAACCCTCTTTTGCTTTCTTAAGGCTTTCAATGTATATGTCTAGGTCAAAGTTGCTGGTGTTCTTACGCACTGTCTTGGCATGATCGCCCTGCACCATACCGTTAGTGCAGAAGAAGTCGATAGCACCAAACAGTACAGTGTTAGAGCAAGTACCATTGACACCATGCAGGGCAATGATGCGCTTCATCAGCGTAGTTTCATGCTTGTCAGTAGTAATCTTGGTAGTAACTTTAGGCAGGGTCACGTCCATCATAGCCCAGCCGTCTTTATGTGCGCTACGCCAATTAATAGTTGCCCCCTGAGTTTCCTCTTCTCCCAGAGTTTCGGTTGTTGCCTTAATAACCTTGCGAAAAAAGTCGCCGTGGCTGGCGCAGGTAAAACCGTCACCCACGATACCAATGTACTTACCTGTATCACCATTGATAACGTACTTCTTATCCTCAACTTTGGTAGGCTCAAACTCTACGTTGAAGTCGAGGTGTTCTGGAATGTAATCTAGCATATTTATTCTCCTATCGTTAATTGATGGTGTTTTATATCAGTAATTATTCGCGTAGTCAACCCTTAATTAGTCCCATCTGTAAAATATGTGGTCATCAATCCTGACCGTGCGTGTCTTGCTCTTGGCCCATTCAGGGTAGACGTATGTAGCGTGGTAGTGTGTCGCACCCTCAACAAAGTCATCGAGGTTGCCGTAGTACACACCGTGGGCAATCATCCTTGCCTGTTCATAAGCCTTTGTATTTGTTGGCTTATCTGACTTACCGTCACAGTACCAGCTAAACTGACAGCGGTGACGCACAGGGTAGTCCTCTGCCCATGAGTATGTCGGGCCTTGCTTTACCACATCACATACCTTGTCGGGAAACCTGTCATCACGCACCCTGTTCATCACCACTTGGGCTACCGCAACCTGCCCAATAAAGGGCTGGTCACGGGCCTCATGGTACACGTTAAGTGCTAGGCATACGAGTGCCGCTTCAATCATCGTTGGAATCTTCCTCGCTAAGTACCCACGCACCCCAGTACATACTACGCCCATCTTCATCTTGGGATGGTACAAACTTAAAGATGCGGTGTAGGCTATACTGTAGCTTCTCTAGGTTGCCTACGTCAGACAGCCATAGGTCTTGGCACTCCGACACATTAGACAGGGCTGTCCTTAGATTATTGTGTGCCTCTAGCAGTTCAAGGCGTTGCTTGTGTGTGATTTCATATGTCATCTTGATTCTCCTCAAATTTACAACGTGTTGTGTAGTATGCCATCAGCAATGCGGCTATCTCTGGGAATGTTTCCCAATCTGGTACGAAACCTAGCTGAATCTCAATCTCTGTGTCAAGTGCTACCAGTATGGCGTTGACCTGTTTCGGTGGTAGGTTAATCGTTATCATTTTCAATCTCCTCCTCTGCTTCATCAATGGCTGATATCATCTCAGCTAGGATAATACGCATCTCAGCATAGTCATCCTTGTCTGCANTAGCCCAAGGNATAAAGCCAAACACATGCACTAGCATGTTGAATGGTAGACTTGCCTCTGGATTGAATTGAAAGTCCTGTTCACATTGTTTTCTAATTCTCATTGTCATCCTCCTAGTAATATTTGCTGTGGTCACGGTATAACTGTATGCCTAAACGCAGGATGTTGTCAAACTTTTCTCTAGCTATATCCTCTGCCGTATCACAAGACATATCATAAGGGTTAAACGAAAACTCAAGTTCGCGTATTAAGTCTTGGGCTACAACAGACAGGAAGTCTTGTTCTTTTGGTACTTGCTTTGTCAAACCGTCTCTCATCTGCTGTTTATGCTTTCGTCTGTTTGTTGGGCGTGGGAATACATTTTTGTAGTCATTATGGACGCAAGACCACCAGTACTCATTGTCATCTCTGTCTGTGTCTGACCAGTTAAACTCATCGGGGTCAAAACCGTTATCAATGTACAACACTTGTTCCCAAAAATACTCGATTGAAACACGTTCTTTCTGTGTTTCGCGCACATCTTCGTTGATGAAGGTGGCTTCATCACATCTCATCTTGGCATCTTCCTCGCGTGATGCAAACAGACGCTTTAAAATAGGCTCACACAAATCTGCCGCTTCGTCATCGTGGAAGGTTGCCCATATTTCTTTGTCACTCTCGTTGCTGTCCATTGCATCATCCCATGCAAGCAGGTCAGGATGACCATCACTGCCAAAGGACGGTACGCAAGCCTCATAGTACTCCATTCCATATACTTTAGCCATCTTTATTCTCCTCGTCTGTTAAAACCCAGTAATTCTGGCGGTTAGTTTCCCAGTTATCGTGTACCTTGTTACACTCATAGACGATAGCTATAACCTTGCCAGTGTCCTCGTCTATCCTGCTGTTTATATCAAACATTCTGTCACCTATCTGGACACCGAACCAATCCTCGTCATCATCGTATGCTATCGAATCAAAGACAACAGTGTCATAGAAACAGGTTAGGTAGCCACGCTCATAGTCAGATAATACTAGCGTCATTATTTGTTCTCCTCTAAGTAGGTAATCAATTCTCTACAGCCGCCGATATACTCACCGTTGTGCCATATCTGCGGTACTGTAGTATAACCACACCTATTGAAGAAACGCAACAGGTATTTATTCAGCTTGCGATATCTAAACTCTTGATTGTTCTGCGTAAGCACAGTCTGTGCTGTCTTGCAATGGTCACAAAAATCTTGTCCAATAATCTGATACATCTATTCATTCTCCTCATCCATCTTCTCTTTAGGATACAATACTTCTACTTCACTGCTACAGTGTGGACAATGTAATAGTGTCAACATTGAGTAATTCGCATACTCATCTGATACATCATGGTCACTACCCCAGATCAGTTCTGTTTTACAATGCCAGCAGTTCATGTGGAATCTCCTCTACTATAATCACTGCGTCATAGGCATCATCGTATTCTTTCCAATGCATGTCACCAGAACAAGCCAATTCCTCTGCATGTTCATGTGAATCAGCTTCAACAGTGCCAACACAAACTACAGTATAGCTTCGGGTTACTTCATACTTAGGCATCTTCGTTCTCCTCTAGGTATTCACTGATAGCAAATTCATCGTCCAGTTCTGGGCGTGTATCTACTACACTCTCTACGTTATCTGTCGTCCAATCCTCGCCGTTATCATACTCGCCAATGTACATCCACCCTTCGTCTAGGTATCGGGCATTAACCTCAAAGCCCATGTCCACTAGCTTGTCAAAGACACCGATAGGTGGTGACCATGCAGATAGGAACGACAGCACAAGTGTGTTGGCATCCATTCGGGTGCAGTGTGCATCGTAGATGTCCCACTTAGTCCCCCAGTT